GATGCGTTTACTGCGTTTGGGTGCGGTCATTGGGGCTCCGTGAGGATGGCAGTGTGCTGCCTAAAGACCGTTTACACAAACTTCAGGACACCCCCGACTCCGGTGGCGCCGGCAGCTCTTTCTGCCGCGTCTGCTGATCAGGTTGGTCCGGTTGCACCGACTTCGGTTGGTGATGATTGTTGGGCTCCTGATACAAAGCAAACCATGCGGGATGTTCTTTCAGATAGTCTTGATAAGGAATTCTCGGGCTTAAAGGGGCAGCTCGACTCGCTTGATGAAGTGATTTCTTCACCGAGATCGGTAGGCGTAGAAAAATTTGGGTTGAATAGTGTCGATGAAAATGCCGGACATCTTCAGTGTACGTCATGGGTTACTATGGAGTTCAGGACAAAGCACTATGGTGTCATTGTCGTGCCCGAGTCGGCGGTGGGTTTTGATATTGTGCGAACGGAGGCAGGTGAGTCCGTTACGATGAATGAAGGTGACCTTTATGGCCTATTAAAGGCATTGAGTGTTCAGTTGAAAAAGGTTGGAATCAAGTTCACGGTTTCAATGCGAAGCACGCCAGCTTCGTGATGATGCGCAATTCTCTGTCAGGAACCTAGAAAGTGAAAATGACTGATACTTTTAAAATTGTTGCTGGCTTATTCCTGATGCTGCCTGTTGTAGGTTGTCACAAACTGCCGGATGCTCAGCCATCTTTGTCTCCGGCGCCAGCGGTTGCCTCGTTGGCTGCTTCAGCTACTCTGGCTGTCGCCCAGCCTCCTGTGATAAATAATGATTGCTGGAATCCTGAGGTCAAAAAATTGCGCAAGCGCAGATTGAAAGCAACCTGAAGTCCATATTCTTGAGTCTCAAGAGTCAGGATCCTGCTCTTAATGCAGTAATTTCGTCTCCAGTTATAGTAAAGACGGATCGGTTTGGATTAAAGAGCAATGATGTGAATGCGGGTCATCTTGTTTGCGACGCATGGGTAAGTGTGGTTATAAAATCAAAACGCTACGGGACAATTGTTGTGCCTGCGGCTGATGTCGACTTTGATATCAGGCAGACGGAGCAGGGGCCTACCATTTCTCTCCTTTATACGTATTTTATGGGCTTTATGGAGATGTTCAGTGATAAGCTGAAGGAGCATTCAATAGTGCTGATTGTTGATTCAGGCAAGTAGATTCGCTCGTGCCTATTTTTCTTTGATAATTTTTGGCTACTGACGCCCGCGCCTGTCGCGGGCGTTTTATTTCTGCACGGCCGAATTCCTCCAGTACACGCCGCTTTCGTCGGCTCACATTCGTTTCTGGCATTTGACCAGTCCTATTCCTTTACGCAGGCAGGCACGCTGATGACTGACTTTATCCTGTCCCTGTTCAATCCGGACTCGGGGGCACGCTTTGATTTTGCCGATAATGAGGTGCCGGAAAACATTGCCTATGGTGGCACGCAGAAACTGGCAGTGCATGAGCTGGTGGGTGGCGGGCGGGTGGTGGATGCGCTGGGGGCGCAGCCGCGTGACCTGGAGTGGTCGGGCTGGTTCCTGGGTGCGGGCGCCTTTGAGCGGGCGCGGCAGCTGGACGCGCTGCGCCATGCCGGGGTGGCGCTGGAGCTGAGTCTTTATCATCTGCGTTATCGGGTTTTTATTGCCAGCTTTACGGCCGACTTCCAGCGCCACTACAAGATTCCCTATTCGGTCAGCCTGACGGTGGCGCAGGACCGGCAGTATCCGGATTCGGCGGCGCTGCCCGACAGTGCGCAGCAGATTGCGGCGGACGAGGCCTGGCTGAAAAGCCTGGTGGTGGCTGTGGGCCAGCAGACGAAGGATGGCCTGCCGGCGCAGTCGGCGCTGGTGCAGCAGAAGGCGTCGGTGATGCAGCGGGTGCTGGCAGGCTTTGGCAGGGCGTCGGATTCGGTCAGCCGCTTTGCGCAGATGACGAGCAGCGATATCAGCAAGATCCTGACGCCGGTGCACGATGTGCGGCAGGCGAGCCTGCAACTGCTGGCGCAGGTGGAGAACCTTGCGCAGAACGTGACGACGCTGGGCGGCATCGCTCCGCACAATCGTGCGGCGCAGAACGTGGCGCGCCTGAGCAGTTCGATCAATACGCTGAATGCCTCGGCCAGCCTGGTGCAGCTGGATTCGGTGCTGGGGCGGCTCGGCAATAATGTGGCGGCGGAGCCGGCGGCGAGCAAGACGGTTACGGTGAGCGGGGGTGACCTGCATACGGTGGCGCTGGAACAATACGGCAGTGCGACGGCCTGGACGACGATTGCGCGGGCCAATGGGCTGAGTGACCCGCAGATCATGGGCACGGTGACGCTGAAGATTCCGCCGGTGCCGGACAATGACGGAGGTGTGCTCAATGGCTGAGCAGGCGATGACGTTCTTTGCGCCCCGCCATGCGGCGACGCGCACGCCGGTGTGCCAGGTGATGCTGTTTGACGCTGGAACGCCGGATCTGATCCGGCCGCTGACCGGGGTGATCGAGGCGGAGGTTACCAATACCAACTTTTACAGCGCCGACACCTTCCGGGTGCTGGTGGCGCTGGCGGAGGCGCCGCCTGGGTTCACGGTGGATTACCTGAGCACACAGGCGAGTATTCCGCTGGAAATCATCATGGGGCCGGATGCGGGGCATTTGGTGAGCCTGATCCAGGGTCAGGTTGATGATTTTGATTATGATCCGGTGGAGAACACGGTGGAGTTGCGGGGCCGTGACTATACGAGCTTTTTTATCGACAGCCGCACCACGGAGACCTGGGTTGGTGCTACGGCGTCCCAGGTGGCGGTAGCGCTGGCGCAGCGCCACAGGCTGGATGCCTCGCTGGTGACGGCGACGAGCCAGAAGATTGGCGCCGGTTCCCATAATGTGCAGGTGAAGACCGGCGAAGGGCGCACGGAATGGGACTTGCTGACCGCGCTGGCCAGCCAGACGCTGGACTGGGATGGCAGCAACTTTGTGGTGTATGTGACGGGCACCAGCCTGTACTTCGGCCCCCGGCCGACGGAGCCGGGCTATTTCCTGGAGTGCCAGCCGGCTACGGTGCGGGGCGAGCCTTTTCGTATAAAGCCGGCGGCTGACCCGGGCCAGGGACCGGCCTGGGGCGGCATCAGCCTGCGCCTGACGCGCAATATTTCGGTGCTGCGCAATGTGGCGGTGGAGATGCGCAGTACGCAGACGGGGTCGGGCATTACCTTGGCGGCGCGCTACCCGGTGCTGCCTGCGGGTGGGGGTGTGGCGGAGCAGCTTTACCAGTTCCGGGCGCCGGTGAACCTGCCGCTGGATGTGCTGGCGCGGCAGGCGCAGGCGCGCCAGCAGGATATTACCCGGCATGAACTGCGCGTGGCCTTTACCCTGCCGGGCGACAATGTGTTGCGGCAGAGCCGGCTGCTGACCATTACCGGGCTGGGCAACAGGTTTGACCAGAGTTATTTCGTGCAGAGCGTTACGCGGCGCTTTTCCAGTGATGGCGGCTACACGATGGAAGGCACGGCACAGAATCGCAATGAACCGGACGGGCTTGCCGTATGAATATTGATGGCCTGCTGCAATTGATGCGGCGTGAGGCGCTGAAGGTGATGGGCGAGCAGCGCAGCACTTGCCTGGGTTATGTGAGCAGTTATGACCCGCGGACGCATTGCGCGCGCGTGATGCTGCAACCCTGGCATGTGGAAACCGGCTGGCTGCCGATTGCGGCGCTGGCGACGGGGCCGGGCTGCGGGATTTATGCGCCGCCGTCGACCGGTACAGGTGTGCAGGCGGGTGACCAGGTGGCGGTGGTGTATGTGGATGGTGCACCGGCGTTCATCTCCCAGCGCATTTTCTTTCAAGGCCATGCGCTGGAGGTGGCGGCAGGTGAGATATGGCTGGTGCACCACTCGGGCGCGGCCATCAAGCTGAAAAATGACGGTTCGCTGAGCCTGAGCCAGCCGACGGGGGCTACGATTACGCTGGATGCGGCGGGGAATATCGCGGTGCAAAGTGCGGGGCAGGTGAGTGTGCAGGGGGCGGCGGTGAGTATCGAGGCGGCGGCCATCACCAGCGCGGGGCAGTGGCAGCATACCGGCAATCTGGCGGTGACGGGGCTTGTTGCGGACAGCAGCGGCAGTGTGGGGGTGTTATGAGTGCGCTTCTGGACATTAACCACAATATGGGTGGCGATGTGCTGGTGACCTCACTGGGTGATCTGGCGCCGGCGGCGGGTCTGGTGCGGCGGCAGCAGCGTATTTTGCGCCGGCTGCTGACCAATCCCGGTGATTACCTGTGGCAGCCCGAATATGGCGCGGGCCTGCGCCGCTTTATGGGCAGTACGGCGAATACGACGCAAATTGTGGGTGTGATCAAGACGCAGCTGGCGCTGGAGGGTGGGGTGAGCAACGCGGTGGTGAGCGTGCAGGCGCTGCTCGATGGGCTCAGTGTGAGCATCAACTACACCGATACGGAAAACAATCAGCCGACGGTGCTGAGCTTTGAGGTGAATCAGTAATGGCGATCACGACCCAGGGTTTTTCCACGCTGGTGCAGAATATGGTGACGACCGTGCAGGGGCGGGCGGCGGCACTCATGGATACCACGGTGGGTTCGGTGCTGCGCGCGCTGCTGGAGGCGTTTGCGGCGCAGCTGCTGTGGCTGCAGGCGCAGTTGCTGGCGCTGCTGGCGAGTACGCGCGCGAGCACCAGTGCGGGGCCGGAGCTGGACAGCTGGATGGCGGATTATGGCTTGGTGCGCCTGCCGGCGGTGGCGGCGACGGGCATTGCATCTTTTGCCCGCTTTACGGCTACTGCGCCGGCTTTTATTCCGGTGACGGGGGCGCTCAATGGTGATGGCTCGGTGACGGGCCGGGTGGCGGTGCAGACGCAGGATGGCACGGTGCTTTATGCGGTGCTGGCCGACAGCAGCAATGCGAATTTTGATGCGGCGCTGAACCAGTATGTGCTGACCGCGGGTACGGTGGGTATTCCGGTGCTGATCGGTGCGCTGGCGGCGGGGGCGGTGGGCAATGCGGCGGCGGGGCAGGTGAATACGCTGGCGACATCGTTGCCGGGTATCGATACGGTGAGTAACGCCGTGGCGCTGGTGAACGGGGTGGATGCGGAGGCCGATGCGGCCCTGCGCGTGCGCTTTCAGCAATACCTGGCGAGCCTGGAAAAAGCCACGCTGGGCGCGGTGCGCGAGGCGGCGCTGAGTGTGAAGGAGGGCGCGAGCTGCGATGTGGTGGAGGGCCAGGACTACAGCACCGGCAATGCGCGTGCCGGCTATTTTTTTGTGGTGGCCGATGATGGCAGCGGTACGCCGGGCAGCACGTTTCTAACCAGCGTTTATAACGCGGTGGATGCGGTGCGGCCGCTGGGTACGGCGTTTGAGGTGCGGGCGCCGCTGCTGACGGCGGCGGATATCAGCCTGAGTGTGCAGCTGGCGGCGGGTTATGAGGCGGTGGCGACGGCGGCGGCGGTGGAGGCGGCGCTCAATGCCTTTGTGGCGACGCTGCCGCTGGGCGCGGGCTTGCCCTATAGCCGGCTGGCGCAGTTGGCTTATGACAGCAGCGCGGGCATTTTGAATGTGACGGGCATGCTGCTCAATGGCGCTACCACCGATATTCCCGCGCTGCCCCGGCAGAGCATCAAGCCCGGCACCATTACCGCGACGGTGGCCTGAATGACTGGCGATATCGACGATTGCTACGCGCGCCTGCAAAAGGCGCTGCCGGTGAACTGGTTCTCTGGCCCCATTATTTCTGCCGTGCTCTATGGCGCGGCCTGGGCCTTGAGTTTTTGTTATGCCTTGCTGGCGTATATCCGCCTGCAGACGCGACTGAGCACGGCAACTGACGGCCATCTGGACATGATCGCCGGGGATTTTTTCGGGTTGGGTCTGCCGCGCAATGTGCACGAGGAGGATGCCTCGTACCGGGCGCGCATTCGCGTGGAGCTGTTCCGGCTGCGCGCCACGCGGCCTGCGCTTTCACTTATTCTGACGCAGCTGACCGGCAATGTGCCGACCATCATCGAGCCGACCCGGCCCGGTGATTGCGGTGGCTACGGGCTGCCGGTGATGGGCTACGGGCGGGCGGGGCGCTATGGTTCGCTGGCCTGCCCCTGGCAGGCGTTTGTGGAGGTGTACCGACCGCGCAGTATCGGCGCCCTGAATGTGCCGGGCTATGGCTGTGCGCAAAGCGGGTATGGCGCTGGCAGCTGCTATGTGGCGGCGGGCAGCCTGCTCAATCTGACCGACCAGAATATTTTTGCGGCGGTGGAGGCGGTGCGGCCGGTGGGCGCGCGGGTGTGGGTGCGGCTGGTGGATGCGGGGTGATATTGTTGCGTCGGAACAGGGGCGGCTGGTCAAAAGCCCAGGTAAAAGCCGATACGGGAAAAATGACCGCCGTCCTGGCTGCTGTACTGCCAGTTCTTTTGCCGGTAGGCGTCCTGGGAGCTGGCGCCGGCTTCCATGGTCAGGTAGAACGCCGTATCAAGCTGTGCGCGCACAATCAGCGACATGTCTTTTTCCAGCATGCCGGTGCTGCCGGGTACCGATCCGGAATGGATCTGGCTGAATTGTGGTGCCAGATCAAGCCAGGGCAGGGCCTGCCATTCGACGCCCTCCTGGTAACGCTCCAGACTGGCATACAGGCTGGAACTGGCTATCGACAGCGAGCTTGATGCCTTGAGCAGGAACTGCTCGCCGACCCGGTATTGCAGCGCCAGGCCGGGTTGCGTGTAAGACGTGCCGGTGCCCTGGTTGGCCTGCGCCATGCCGATGCTGGCGGCTGCCGTAAACGCGTCGTGGCGACCGCCAAAACGGTGGGTATAGGTGACCGCCGGCTGCGCCTTGCGCGCGCCCTGAACGGCGACGATATTGCCGTAATCATAAAAATTCTTGCGTTCATTGTGTGAGCTGTAGGACACGCCCAGGGTCAGCTGGTCGGCGTCGGTCAGGCCGCGCCTGACCGAAATGAATTCGGAAAGGTTGTAGGTTTGGGCCATGCCGGTCTGGCCGTTGGGATTGATAAAGCGGGTTGACGCCGTCGCCCGCGTCAGCACGCCCAGTGCTGCGGTAGCACCCGAAGGCAATACGTAGGCCGGCGCGAAGATGAAATCGTCGGCCTGAGCAGCGAGGGACAGCAACACCAGTGATGCAAGGGCAAAACGTGTGATCACGGAAATCTCCTTCTGCCTGCAAGGCGAAAGCACGGGCTCAGGGCACAGTGCCTGAACGCAGGCACCCGCCAGCTAGTCTAGCAGCCCGCCGCAGGGCTTCCACCGGCAGCTGCAAATTCAGCCGGGAGTCGGGCGGCGCCGGCAGCCTGCCGATGATCGGGGTGGGCTCGACCGGGCTGTGGTCTCCGGGGTGACGCAACATGGCTGGTCAAGGGCGCCGCTGCAGGTGTGTTTGCCTGAGGCGGTTTGCGCAATATTGTCTGTTGCACCTGTTTTACGTAAGTGGCCTGTGTGCATCATGTGAGTGGCGCTGACACAATAAATACCTTGCTGTGCTTTCGTACAAGAGATTGCAACCTGCTTTACATAAACAGCCTTGTTGCTGTGTGGTGGGGGCGTAGCATGATTCAAGTGGACGGTTGTTTGCGGAGTGCTGCAGATTTTGTTGATGCTTTTGCGATTGCCGTTGGAAATTTGCTAACGGCATTTCCACGCATCGCCGCAGCCATCAACCTTCAAGGAAAATATCATGAACGCACGTTTTCTCCTGGCACCGCTGGTGCTGGTACTTTTGCCGCTGGCTGCCCAGGCCGACGATTTCATTTTTTCACCGGCCTATGTGCTGCCCGAGGGCAAGAGTGCCCTGCTGGGCGTGTTGACGCGTAGCACCGATTCGGAACGCTTTGTCAATCCGAATGGCCTGACCGGCAAAGCCGAGACCTACAATCTTACTGAATATATCAGCGCCCGCCACAGCCTGACCGATGCCGACCAGATTGCGTTTGCCGTTTCCTATGACTCGCACAATGACCGGCATGTCATTTATGATTACGGCAATGTCGTGGAAAACCATGGTGAGCGCAAGGCTGAGCCGGCGCTGAGCTATATGCACCGCTTTGGCGGGCGCAACGACGCCTTTACCGCAGCCGGCAGTGTTGCCATAGGGCAGGGCGCCCAGGGTTCGGGCAGTGAGTACGTGCAGCCCGGCCTGGCGGCACAGTGCCGTCTGGGCGAGCAGCTGCTGTTGACGGGCACCACGTCGATCATCATGCACAGCGACAACAAGTATGCGACCACCGAACACTATCAGGAAGGTGTTGAGTGGCAGGTGTTGCCCTGGCTGGAGCTGGTTCCGCAGTTGACGCAGGTTCACTTCAATTCTACTACGGGCAATAGCGGCACCCTGCAACAGCAGGTGTCGCTGGCGGCGCATGCGCAGCTCAATGCTGCCAGCTACATTACACTGGAAGCCGGCAAGAGCAGCGAAGACGACAGCACCCGGGGTAATTGGCAATACAGCAATGATACCGGCCGCTTTACCCGCATTGGCATATATGTTGGCATTTAACCAGACTGAGTCGGCTTTCCTGCTGCCGGCCTGATTTTTCCGTAAAAACATTTTCACCAAAACCCGCTTCGGCGGGTTTTTTCATTCCGGAGCAAAAATGAACCGACATCTTGTATATCCTGGCCAGATTCCGCTGGAAACTGATTTGCTCAATGTGGCGCGCGATACCTATATGGGCCTGGCCAAACTGGCCGAGGGCCTGCTTGGCAGCAATCCGGTCATCGCCGGTTTTGCGGTGACGCCGACCAGTCCGGCGAGCATGACGGTGAGCATCGCGCCGGGGCAGATCTATTCGCGCCAGGTGCTGGACGCCAGTGATTTCAGTTCGTTGGGCGAGGATACATCGAGTGTGGTCAAGCAGGGCCTGATGCTGACGGCGCTAACGCCGGCGGTGGGTAGCTTTGCGGCGCCGGCCACGGCGGGGCAGGCTGTCAATTATCTGGTGCAGATTGGCTACCTTTCTGCCGACACTGGCGCCACCGTGTTGCCTTATTTCAACAGCAGCAATCCGACCATGGCCTGGACCGGGCCGGACAATAGCGGCTCCAGCCAGGCTACCGTGCGCGCCGATCTGGCGGTGGTGTCAGTGCTGGCCGGCGCTGCGGCTACCAGCGGTACGCAGACTACGCCGACGCCTAATAGCGGCTGTGTGGGCGCTTATGTGATCACGGTGGCCAATGGCCAGGGCACGATCACCAGCGACAATATCGCTGTGTACAGTACGGCTTCTTTCCTGGGCAACCAGCCTGCCGGCTTCAGCCTGAACAGCATGGCGCCGCTGGCCAGCCCGGCCTTTACCGGCAACCCGACGGCGCCCACGCAGACACCCGGTGACAATAGCGGCAAGCTGGCGAGTACGGCCTATGCCGATGCTGCCGCGCAAAAGACCGGCGGTGCCTATGCCGTGGACAGCGGCACTGCCAATGCGCTGGTGGTGACGCTGAGCCCGGCGCCGGTGTCGCTGGCTGCTCTGCTGGGCCAGCCCCTGCGTATTAAAAAGGGCGGTGCCGACAATACCGGTGCGGTCACGCTGAATGTGAACGGCCTGGGTGCGGTGGAGGTGCCGCATGCCGATTATTCCGCGCTGACGGCTGGCGAGCTGCCTGCCGGTGGCGTCTTTACGGTGGTTTACGATGGCAGTAAATTCGAGCTGCAATCCGTGGGCTATCAACCGGCTACGCCGGCGGCTGTGGTGGCCGAGGCAGAGTCTGCCGCGCAGGCTGCCGGCGGTGGCTATGGGGTGGATTCTGGCGCAGTCAACGCGTTGGTGATTACGCTGAGTCCGGCGCCGGCATCACAGGCGGCGCTGACCGGTCTGCCGCTGCGTATCAAGGTGACCAATGCGGTGACGGGCACCTGCTCGTTGAACGTGAACGGACTGGGTGCGGTCGCCATTGTGCATGGCGATGGCAGCAATATTGTCAGCGGCGAAATTCCTGCCGGGGCGATCATTACCGTGGTGTACAGCGGCACGCAGTACCAGTTGCAGTCGGTGGCCTACCGGCCGGCGCTGCTGGATGCGATACAGGCGGTTTACCCGGTGGGGTCGGTTTACCTGAGTGCTACTTCTGCCAATCCGGCAACTACCCTGGGCTTCGGCAGCTGGTCGCAGATTGCACAGGGCCGGGCGCTGCTTGGCGTGGGCACGGGCACTGACATCAATGGCGATACGCTGGCAGTGGCCGAGGGCAGCAGCGGCGATACCGTGGGTGAATACCGGCACACGCTGACAACGACAGAAATGCCGGCGCACTCGCATGTGCAGAACGGCAATACGCTCTATGCGGGCTCCTACTATATTGCTGCCGGACCCGGTGGCAATGCCGGCGAGGCGACCTATTCCACCAATAACGCCGGCGATGACGGGCCGCATAATAATATCCAGCCCTATTTCGGGGTTTATGTGTGGGCGCGTACTGCCTGATCTTTTTCCTTCCTTCATAACCCGGCCTTTGTGCCGGGTTTTTTATTGCCGGAAATATCCATGCCGATATTACAGTCCATAGGCGGGCGGCTTGACCTGGTGGTGCGCCAGGGCGTGCAAAGTTCCGCGATCAATGCTGCTGCTACCGACAGCGAGGGTACGGCCATCGACCTTAGCGGCGTGACGCCGGCGGGAAATATTCTGGATGCGCGTGGCCATGTGGCCGGTACGCTGGCTTTTGACACGGCGCAACTGGCGGCGGGTATTGTGCGCGCCTGGATTACCGATGCCACCTCCGCCGCACTCAGCGCCATGCCGCTGGGCAGCCCTGCCATTTACAGCTACGCCATCAATCTCACGTTCAGCGATGGCACGGTACGGCCATTTCTCTATGGCACCCTGCGCATCATCATCGGGGCCGGGCAATGAGCGATATCAATATTGCGGTGACGGTCGACGCCGGCCTGGATGTGCGGGTGACGGCTGAGCCCCGGTTCGATATTGCGGTCGGTCTGGAATCGGTGCAGGGCATCGGCGTGCAGGGTCTGGCGGTGAACGAGGCGGGGCATTTGCTGGTGACGCTGAGTAATGGCGTGATTATTGATGCCGGCTCCGTCGACAGCCTGATTGCCGCCGAAACCGCGCGTGCCGAAGCCGCTGAACGAGCTCTTGCTGTCGCCATGCCCGGTATTGCCCGGCGCTGCGCCCTTATTTTTGGAGCATAGCCATGAACAAGACCATGCTGGGTAATTACCCTTTCAATGCCACGGCCAAAACCCTCGACCTGTCGGCCATTCCCGGATTTGATTTTCGCCAGCTGCGCTATGTGCATAACCTGAGCACGCACCAGGACATGTATGTGCTGGGCGATACGGTTTTGACGGCAGTTGTCGAAGCAGGCGTGCTTGGCTTTGCGCTGGCTACCGGCGGCATGCAGGACGATGACCTGCTGGAAATCATTTACGACGACCAGACCGATACGGCGGCGACCACGCTGGGGCAGATTAATACGGCTGTTGGCAATGTGCAGGCTGCCATTAATGCCGTAACGAGCGCCGTCAACGCGGTGGCAGCTGATATAAATACCGGCAGCTCTGCCATCGCCGGCAATACCAGTTCGCTGACGGCGGCGCTGGCCAGCCTGCAAGCCCTGGTCAGCAGCGGCAATACGGCGCTCGGCACGCTGCATGGCGATGGGCTTGGTCTCGAAGCCCTCCTGGGTACGGGCAATGCGGCGCTGGCGGCAATTCAGGGCCTGACCGCGGCTGGCGCGACAGCCGCGGCGCAGGCTGCGGCGCAGACCTCGCTGAATGCATTGCAAACGGCGCTGGGTACCGCCAACGGCACGCTCACGGCAATAACGTCAGCTATCGCGGCGCTGGGCAGTACGCTGGGCGGCGGCGCCACCTTGCAGCAAATTGTGAGCGCGCTCAATCCGCTGGCGACCTCGACGGATATTGCCGGCCTGGGCAGCTTGCTGGCCGGCGTTGAAAACAGCGAGCTGGCACAGCTCACCGGCATCAACAGCAAACTCGCTGGCACGCTGACCACACAGGTGCAGGCCACCAGTTTGCAGCAGGTTTCGGCGACACCGGCCAGCAGCTTTCCGGTGGTGCTGTCGGTGCCGGTTACGCAGGGCATGGCGCAGGCAGAGTTTGATACCTTCGGTACTTTCACCGGTGTTACGGTGAGCTTTGGTTATATCGATAACCTGGGTCGGCCACGTGCCTTGCAATGTACGCAAACCAACACGACGTCCTTCAGTCTGAGCTCGTCCATCACCACGGCCAGCGCCTACACCGTGGGTATTCCGCCTTCAGCCGTGACCCTGACGGCGACGATTGCTGCGGTGGCCAGCGGCAGCGTTACCGTGGGCTGTACCCAGTCGCCGACGGTATACACACCCAATGCAGTAAATGCCTTTGCCAAAATTGCTGATGGCACTACGGCGGCCAATGTCATGTCGGTTAAAGCGGCCAGTACCTTGCCGGCGGGCACGGACCTGGCGGCCGTGGTTACGCTGCGCGATACCGCTGCCACCGCCCAGGTAAATTCGATTATCGGGTCGGAAAGCAGTCAGGCGTTTACCGCAGCAGGACAGACTTTTACCGTCAACGCGCCGGCGGACAGCAGCCGGATTCTGGGAGTGCGTGTCATTTTTGCGGGAACCGCCGGCATGACGTTTGCCGCGACGGCGACCATGCCGAGCGGGGCTGTTGTTACCCTGGGATTGGTCAACACGGCCAACTACGGGGTTGCCACGACCATCAGTACGATTACTGCCGTGTTTGAAGCGGCGGTTCCTGCCGGTTTTTCCTCGGTCACGCTCACCTCGTCGGGTACACCGCAAACGGTGACGGCCTATATGGCGTTTGTCAGTTACGCCCCGGCCTACTCGCCGAGTTCGGTGACCATAACGCCTGCCGGCTCCAGTGCTCCTGCGGACGGTAGTTCCCCGTCGGCAAGTTCGGCGCCGGTCAACGCCTATCTGTCGATGTATAACGGCAGTACCCAGGACCGGGTGCGCAGCAATATTGCTGTTTCGGTGCTGGCATCCGGGACTATCAATACGGTTGGCACCAGTTTTACGTCGGACATTACAGTGCACAACGGGCGTGGCATCAAATTCCTGATCAATGTATCGGGGATTACCGGCACGCCCTCGCTGCTGGTTAAATTCACCAACAAGGACTCGGCGATCAGCGGCAATTATTTTGATGCCGCCGGCGCCAGCATGACGCTGACGGCCACCGGGCAGTATGTGCTGACGGTTTATTCGGGAGTTACACCGGCTGCTACCTCGACCAGTGTGGCGGTCAGTGATTGTGCTGCCCGTGCCTGCCGGCTGTCGCTGGCGTTTTCCGGCGCATCTTCCAGCATTTCGCTGAGCATTGCCGGCATGATCCTGCCCTGAGGTTTATATGGCGCTGAGAGCGGTGTGTGATTTTACCTGCGTTGATCCCCTGACCGGTGTGGTGCAGGAAATAAAAGGGCCGTCCGGGCCTGATATGCCAGGCCAGTTGCTGATTGATCCAGTCCTGGTTGCGCTTGTGCTGGCGGAGTATCTGCAAGGTCCTGACGGCGGGCTCCTGCTGGATGAATACCAGCAGCCTGTCCCCAACCCGATGCGCACCTGCGTGGTTTCGACCGAATAGTGCCGGCAGCGCGCAGGCCGGAGCCGGCTGCCGGATTTTATCGCAGTGCAATTCATGTGCTGAGTTAAGCCAGTCTGGTTTCCCGCCCGCCTTTCCCGCTTTTTCCCAAATCATTCAAACCCGACAAGGAGCTGCCATGCCCCCTGAAGAAAACGTGCGCCTTGCATTGCTGGAGGATGCGGTGCGAAGGCTGGCGGAAAGCCAGCATGAAATCAGCGAAAGCCTGAAACAAATGGTGCGCCTGGAAACCTGCCATGTGGAAACGCGGGAAGGTCTCAACCGTGCCTTTATTGAAATGGAAAAGATGGACGAGCGCTTGCGCGAAGTCGAGCAGGCCCTGCCCGAACTGAAAACCACCAGCCGCTGGGTGAAGTGGGGTGTTATTGCCGTGGTCGCCACGGCGATGGCGACGGTGGGCAAGCTGGTGTTTGTCGATATACAGGCGGTGCCGGTCACCGCGCATGCAAAGGTACTGCAGCCATGAACCTGAAGAATGTTTTTACCGAACGCGACAACGCCACGCCCTGTCCGGTGCGCGTGCTCGCGGTGCTGGGCGGCCTGGAGTTTCTTGGTCTGGCGGCCATGGTGGCCTTGCGTTCCAGCAGTTTTGACATGCAGGCCTTTGGTGTGGGCCTGGGCGTGGTGCTGACGGCCATCGGTGCTGCCATTTCTGCCAAGGCCACTACGGAGGGCAAAGCGCAATGAGTCTTTCTGCGAATGAAATGGCCTTTCTCGACATGCTGGCGCACAGCGAGGGCACCGCGCATATCGGTGATCGCGGTTACAACGCCATCGTGGGCGGCGGCACGTTTACCACGGGCTATGCCCATCATCCCAACCAGCTGGTGGCACTCAGAAACCGGGCGGGGCAGGTGGTGCTGAAGTCGGATGCTGCCGGCCGTTACCAGTTCCTGTTTGCCACCTGGGCTGAACTGAAGCGGAAGCTGAGCCTGCCGGATTTTGGTCCCGAGTCTCAAGACGCTGCCTGTATGGAACTGATCGCCGGGCATGGCGCGCTGGCCAGCGTGCAGGCGGGGCACTTTGCCTCTGCCATTGCTGTCTGCAATCGCACCTGGGCTTCCTTGCCGGGCAGCCCTTATGGCCAGCCGACCCACAGCCTTGCTGAATTGCTGGCGGTTTATAAGGCCGCCGGGGGAGTTATCGCATGA